GAAGGTTTATGGAGGTACACTTATCTCCAAAAAGCTTCAAGAAGCTTCAGAGAAGGAGAATAGTCATGGCTCGTAAACCTTCAAGCGGCGAAGCAACTCAAGCGACAAAAGCTAGTGGTCCGGCGAGTGCTCCTGGCAGGGCGCGTCCTACTCGATCCGCGACTTCTGTACACGAGCATTCGGATAGAGACGACGACCGACGTGCTGCTTTAAAGAAGACTTCTCATGGTACGGCTGCGGGAGCTTATGACGAAGATAAAGAGTTTATGAGACAGCTTCCAAAAGAATCTCAAGCTCGACAGTTACGTCAGATGGGACAAACTGGACGTGAAGCTTCTGAAGCAGCTAGCGAAGCGAAGAACCGTGGCGCCAATAGAGCGGCAAGAGCAGCAAAATATCAGTAGGCGGTAGTTGTGATTAAAAAGCCTTATAACATCGGGAATCCCTCTTCGAGCGTCGCTTTTGCTTCTCCTAGCGGCGTGATAACTGTTCCGGTTCCACAAGCTTCCAGTGTAGCTCCGGGGGGCGCGGCGCCGACAAAACCTGTAGCTTCTGTTAGTAGCACGCTTCATTATGGCGGTTCGCTCAAAGCTTCTAGCCCAACGGGCATGAGTGTGCAACCGCAAGCTGGAGATACTTTCAAAAAGCAGAAGCGGCTAGAAATGATTGTGAGAATGGAAGCAGCAGGAATCCCGGAGAGAGCTTTAGCCGCAATGCTTACAATCACAGTTCCGCGGCTACGCTACATTAAGAAGGGTCCAGATTATTTAAGTGTAAGAATGCGCCTCGTTCATGGAATAGTCTTGGATACTGATAAGCAGCTTTCGGTTATTCGTGAGCAGCGCAAAGAGATGCTTTCTCAACTTCTTCCTCCGGCGCTTCAGGTCATAGCCAACACGATAATGAAGCAGCCGACTTCCATAGCAGAACAAAAGCTTCAAATAGCAACGGCACAAGACTTACTCGACCGAGAAGGAACTTTTGCGAAAGTCTCTCGGACTGAGGTCAAGCCTGTAAGCTTCTTCGATTTTGAAACGTCGGATCGAGAAGCAACTAGCGTTCTTGATGCTATCATGGTTGCTGCTAAAGCTCCACGTGAGCTGGCAGCGGGAGCTGTGGGAGCAGCGGCCTCCGAAGCTGCTCCCTCGCTCTCTCAACGGCTAGTTGAAACTAATGATATATTTGCGAACTCTGATACTATCTCGCAGATAGATCAAGAAACGGCTTTAGCGGATCTTGAAGCTTCTGAAAGAACTCTTTCTGAAACGGAGAAAGCGTTTGCTGACGAACTGCTTCTATCAGAGAAGCCTGCTACGGATAAACTTCAGTGAGAATTCTACAGAGTAGTAAATGTAAACTTATATTCCTATGGTTTTTGTGGGAATTACGGCTCGGAGAGAACGCCGACGGTGATGCTTGGCCGCCTGAGGAAGCAGAACAAGCATAAGGAGCTTTTATGCCACTCGCGTACTTCTTCTGGGGCTTCTATGTTATAGCGATCGTGTTCAATCTCTGGGTAAGCTATGACGGTCAACCGTTATGGTACAGGAGAGCTGGACACGGAGTGATTCTTTGGATTCTGGTTGGAATGCTTGGTTACAGGGTTTTCGGTCATCCAGTGCAATAAGAAAGTTTCTTCATGCAGTTGAGTGAGCGCCAGGTTCGGGATGTGCTTTCTTATGGCGAGCTTGGAGAGAGCTTTGTTCCAAGAAGCACAATTCTCAATTATCGGTTGATTCCTGTAGCAGCTCTGAACGGTAACGCAAAGCGTCTAGCTTATAGAATGAACTGTTTAATGGACCTATATTTTCTTGCTTCTGTCGTATTAGGAAAGAACCGACTCTCTAAGAATCCCGATCCTGCTAAAAACCTTCATCGACAAATGTGTATGACGATTATGAAGGACGGATTGAAAGAAGGAATCGAGATTCCCCGCGATCACTTCAAATCTACAATCTATTCGGAATGTGCTCCAATTTGGTGGGCGCTTCCTTTTGGACATAGAGAAGAAGACATATTCACTAATATCGGATACTCGGATCTTTATATTAAATGGATGAAGCGAGCACATTCTCAAGATATTCGGATTCTTCTGGTTAGCGAGACGATCAAAAATGCTATCAAACTCGGAACCCGAATATCTAATCACTATGAGAATAATGCACTCTTTCGAGAGCTTTTCTTTGATATACTACCAACTGAGAAAGAAACTTGGACGGCGGATTCTCTTCATCAACGGAGAACGCCAGCAGGACGTGGACACGGAGAAGGAACATTCGATTTTATCGGAGTCGGAGGCGCTCTACAAAGTCGTCACTATAATAAGTGTGTCCAAGACGATCTTGTAGGCAGAGAAGCTCGGAAATCTCTGATAGTAATGGCCGACACAATTGATTATCACCAGATTCTCGTAGGTGCCACGGATTCTGACCCTGATAATCCAGGGAGAGACTTCGATGAGATTGTCGTTGGCAATCGCTGGAGTACGGAAGACCTCAACTCTCACATACGCAAAGAAGAACCATACTTCAACTGGACAACACACGCAGCTCTGGGTGGCTGCTGTTCTCTTCACCCATTTGGCGAGCCTATTTTCCCTGAAGCCTTTACAAAAGAAAAGCTTCTTAGATGGAAGCGGCGTCTGGGTACGTATCACTTCTCCTGTCAATTCCTCAACTATCCGATTGATCCCTCTAAAGCTAAATTCAACCTCGGAGACTTACGTTTCTTTAACTTCGAGAAAGACTATAAAGCTTTCGCGGTTCCAAAAGATCTCAGTCCCAACAGGCTCTTTAATAGCACAATCTCTTATCCGCAGAACTACAGAATAGCAATTCGCCATCATGTAGCAGAAGGAGATATAGAGCCAGATGTCTATCCCAGAAATCTCGACAGATACATGGTCGTTGACCCTAACCACGGAGGACAGCATTCTACTGGTGAACCTGGAAAAGGTGGTAGATGCAGACATGCTATCGCCGTTACAGGAGTATCCCGCGATCCTCGTAGAGTGTATCTTCTTGACCAGTGGGCGAAAGCTTCCCCTCTCGGTGAGTTCATTGCAAGAATCTTCTTCTACGCAATTAAATGGAAACTCCGTAAAGTTCATGTGGAAGCCGTAGCAGCTCAAAAATTCCTCTTGTATCATCTCAATTACTATGTCGAAGAGCATAAGAAGGACAAACCGGAGCTTGTGGGAATTGAATTTGTTCCTCTCAAAACGCCGCAGGTTGCAGGAGCTAAAGACGAAAGAATCGAAAATTTCATTCCGATTGTTGAACGTCACGAGCTATGGTGCGACGTTAATAACTACGCTGAAACTAAAGAGGAGATGGAAGCTTACGGACAGAAGAAATATCTTATAGATCTTTTGGACGTTCTGGGCTACGGTCCTCAAGTTTGGGAGTTTGATTTGGTAAGCGAAGATACGGTTAGAGACAATCTTGAAGCTCAACGGAAGCGGTTCCTCCGTAGAATGCAGAGTGCAGCGTAATGCCATACCAGCCTCCAATTCTCGTGACTGAAGCTAACTTCGGGAAAGATGAGTATAAGGATCTTTGCGAGTATATCAAAGACAAGATAGACCATATTGATCGACGTTTAACTCCCTTCAGAACTGAGAAGCTTCCAGAGTACATCCGGCTTTATAAAGGAAAACCCAAGAATAAAGAAGTTGAATGGCCGTGGCCAGGAGCGGCGAATCTTGTATTTCAGCTTATCGGAACTTGCTCTGATGATCTTCTCGCACGGATTATGGGTGGAATCTATGGCTACGATCCACTCTGGAGCATCGTGCTAGCAGGAGACACGCCAGATAAAGACGGCGACGATCTTAAACAAATCATCGAACACTTCTTAATGGATGAAGCTTATGACCCAGACTCTCTTGACCTTTATCGAGTGGAACAATCTGCTTTCCATTCTGGAATTAAGTACGGTACTGGAGGAATCTACCTGCCCTACGAATACCAGAAAGAAGTCGAGTATGAGTACATTGGAGGCGGAGAAAGTTCTCAAACAATTCCACAAGGAAGAGCGAATGAAGTAGTACGCCGCGATGGTCCTCATCCAGAGCTTCTGCCTCTAAATCGCTTCGGTTTTGAGCCAAATGTAGCCAAATTATCGAATATGAGCTTCTATTATCTGATAGATTCTCTCGATTATTGGCAAGTTAAGGCTCTTCCGGGCAAAAGCCCCTACTATAAAGTCAATGAAATAACCGAAATCCTCAACGGTCCAGATGCGGTGCAAGAAACAGAGGTCGAGAAAGAAGTAAATGAGCAATTTTCTATCGGAGATGGCGGAATTGATAAAGCAGCGGCAAGATGGTACATTTATAACGTCTTTCTAAAGTATGATGTGGGC